ATAGATGACATCATAAAATTCGTCATTTGATAGTCGGTGAATTTAATAATTTCAATCATCTCAGGTTAGGTATATTTTTAATAACAACTTTCTCAATTAGTATTCGGGCTTTTATCTCTGCTTTAGATAATTCGAGCCTTAAGGCCTCCCGATTGTCATCGGATAGATCCAGATAGTGAGCTATCTGTTTTGCGGTCCGGTCGGAATCGCCTTTCATCGTATCCGTGACAACCATTTCAAGGAGCATGTTTTTCAACAACTTGCTTAATTTAAGCATTTCTATTTATTTTATCCATTGCAAAATCCCGTACTTTTTCAATCAATGTTTTTAAATATGCAGGACGGACCTTTGCAATCCCTTTATGTATTATCTCATCCGGATCTGCATTCATGCAGTTAGATAAATGATTAAGCAATAGATTAGTAGCCCTTCCTCCGACCGTTTGAAAATAGGCATTTAACACGAGTTCACAGGATTGATTTAAATTCAAATCACTAGTCAGTAACAGATTCAGAATCCCTATTATAACATTTTCGAAAAGCTCGTCCTTGTCATGCCTTATCTGTTCCACGTGGAACGAATTAACACAGTTGGATATGTATTCACGTGTAATATCACTGACGGGATCCCCTGTAACTAGGGTTGTAATTTTCACTATTTGAGTGAATCCTGATAACAGCTCGGTTGTCACAATAACCTTAAAAATTTCGGGCTCTATTGCCTGAGTGGTAACGGTATAAATATGAGTTAATACCCCGTTATCATACTCTCCTGTTTGGAGGTTTATAATTGGTATTTCCGGGTACATCATGATGTTATGATTTTAAGTTTACAATCATTTTTGCATCATACACGGCCTGACCGGTGTGTTTTCTGGACCATGCCCCCCAATAAGGGGACCACCTGAATCCGTGGCGTTTCAGTGCCCCGATAATTTCCGGGCTTGGCTTTTCGTCGTGGTAAATTTTTACCCGGTCATCCTCAACTGTAATCCGCCCACCTTCAAACTCGATGTCGGTCCACTCTTCTTTTCGCTGAATACGTGATTTGAGTGCTTCAGCCCGTTCTCTTAGTTTCCGAATCTTAGTAGCGAAGGAGCCTAATCCATGCCAATAGCTGTATGTAACGTTTCGAAGAATGGCAGTCATCCATCGGTCTGTTATACCGTCTTTTTTAAGTTGGTCCCTCATTTCCTCAATGGTCATCTTACCGTTTTTATATTTTCGGATAGACTTATTCCATTCTTTGATATTCTCATTTAAGATGAGATATCCGTCCAGCTCTTTATAAAGGTTTTCCAAATCCTCCTCAGGGCTGGGAGTGCGAACGCGATTAACGGCTTTGAAGTACTTTTCACGCCAATGTCTGAACTCATCATATCGATTGCGTTCGGAATTATTCGCTTTTTCAGCTTTCCGGACCGGGAAATTAGCGGGGCCGGTGATTGCGGATGAGATACAGTTTCCTTTCGCACTCATCCACGCTGAAAAATAGCGTTCATACTTCTCCTTGTAATTACCCTGATTTTCCCCCAGCTGGGCTAAATCTTCATCGAGTTCCTCGGAATAGTCCCGGACGTACATGTCGGCCCTTCGTTCTGGACTGAATGAAATATTTGAATGTGCCCGGTTGATTTGCTCCCAATACTTTGAGAGAGTAAAATCCGTTTTAAAATTCGGTTGTGTTTCCATGTTTTAAATTGTTATTGGGTTAAGCATTTATTTTTTCAATCGTTGCTGACGCCTCAAAAAAGAGCGACGCCTTTTGATTTCCCTTGCCGTAAAGTTTCGCAAAGGATTCATTTTTTCGCTCCTCGAATTTTCGAACTGATTCATACTCTTCGACACGCTCGATCGTGTAGTTTCTTGATTCACTCCACGCGCCGATCTGGTGAATTGCCCTGATTGTTACCCATCGATAATTTTCTAATAATTGGGTCAGGATTGCTCTAGTTGTATCATTCATCGCCTTAAGTATTACGTTTAACATGGTATAAAGTTAAACCAATAGTTTTATATATGCAATATAAAACGAATAAAATAACGTTATATGTTAAAATATTTACAAAAAAGGCGTGAAATTATATACAACAAACGTGTTGGATTATATAATTCACTTATAATAAACTGATTTTTTGGGAGTTCCTTTGGTTGTGAAGTTATCGCGATACCAGTAAGGAGTTGAGACGCCGCCGGCTATCTCTTTTTTATGGTCATGAACATACTTAACGGCAGAGGATGGAAGAGATCGGGTTGCATACCTCATATCGATATGGTCGTTTTCAAGGTATTTCACGAATGCATCTGGAGGTAATAATACAGGGGTTGCATAACAGATGCAAGCCGGGTGCCAACCTCCGAAAACAAAATTCTTTGGATAGCGGCCGGCCATGCTGTCACAAATATCAAATTTGGGATGGCTCCCGGATAAATTGACATCGATCCCCATTACAAAGTCAATCCCTCCCCAACGCTCATGATCGGCCATCCGATAGGCTAAATTCGTCTCTGTTGAAGTTAATCTGAGAGCGTTTTTGAAGGCGGAACGATATTCACCTCTCCCGGGATGATAGTTTGCCATTGGCTGCGAGAGTACGAGCTTTCCCGTCTCAGGATTTTTAATTCTCCTGAATCGTTTATCCGGATTATTCAAAATCTGTCTTACGTCCTGCGAAATATTGGCCGCTGACCGGCCCTGAGAAATACCACTTTCAAGATAAAACTCTAGCTGTGATTTGGTCCCCTCGGTTATATTCCAAACCCTCCGTGATAGATTCATGCCACTATCAACCCGGTTTTGAAACGACGTTAAGGCCTGCATATTCCGATCGAAAAGCCCAACGCGAACGGTATCACTAACTGACATCCCGCGAATGTACGATCTGAAAACGCTGTCATTTGCGCTATTGGAAAGGGCCCATGCTTCAGATTGCTGCGATTGGATGTATTGCTGCAAAGCCGCCTGAAACTGTATGAGCTTACGCTCAATAGATTTTTCGATCGAAGAGTTTCGATACCATACGCTTCGACCGGTATATTTTCTATATTTCCGTAATTCGGGAGCGACGGAATTGATCAGCTGATTAAATAGCGATGATAAATAAGGATTTTGAGCCAGTATTTTCTGAACTAGCTGTCTATTTGCGAACGCTAATTTATCAGTGTACTTCACTTTCAACCGGTTTTAATAATGTCAGAGGATTAACGCCACACCTCCCGGCCGTTTCATTAGGCTGATATGGTCCAGTTTCCCTAATGACGTTTGCAATAAAATTCACCGGTTCGCGTCCTGCCAGTTTTAAGTGGCATGAGAATTTTAAAAGAGCATCACCACCCCGGGCCACTGCAATAATTTCATATGATTCTAATTTCCTGCCTCCAAACAGGGCCTCTATTGCATGTTTAGATCGGGAGTGGGACCAAGTAATCTGTGAGTGTTTGAACATGGCAAAATAATCCTCTTTTTGCCAAGCATTCAGGAATTTCTCTAATGTTCTTTGTGCTAATTTTTTCATGTTATTGTTTTATTGTACCGGCGGATTATTGTCCCCGGTATTAAATGATCCAAATTGTGCAGATTGCTCATTCTTTGCCCGGGTCGTAGCCTCTGACTGAATGCGCTGGAATTCGTCTTTATTTTTCGTCAATGGAGAAATAAGAACGCCTCCCTCCTGTGATAATATCGGTTCGTTTCCCGTGGCCGTCATGATAACTTCAACCGCTTCTTTCACGTCATCCGGCAAAGGATTGGAAAACTTAACGGATACACTGTTTTTATCAAGAGCTGTTTTAAATTTTGGGGAAATGATTCCACTGACACCAGCCCTAACAACCTTCAATATACGAGAATATGCTTTTCCAAACACCTCTCTATTTTCGTTTGCCTTTATGATTGCATCCAGCATCATCATTTTCAGTGCATATCCGCTGATATTCGCACCGAGCCCTTTGACATTATCGAATGACAGGTCCGGGGTATTGGTGCCGGAATAAATGCCATTCCAAAGAGTCTCGAGTTCTAACCGTATCGATTCGGGGAATTGGTCCCATGTCAGGTATTTTGCATCGCCGGTAACAGGTTTCCCATCTATCCCGGTTTGCATGTCAAATTGTACCACTTTCCCCATTGTATCCTTACTCGGGAGTTTAACCGGCTTCCCCATCAGCATTAACATGGGTTCACTGAAATAGTCATTCGTATCGCTAACCCTCGAGATCCTCATTTCAAAGCGGTCCATCATTTCAACAACATCCTCCCATTCGGGTTGGTCACGGTCCACATAAACAACCGGTATTTTTCCGAACAGATTAGCCTGCTGTTTTACTTCGTATTTCCCACCTACTTCAGTGGCAATAATTTCATAGTCCTCAGTATAAATCCTAATAATTGATATGGGATTGCCGCTTTCATCCGTCGATTGAGTTTTCCAGAAAAATGCATCCAGATCACCGTAATCATCAAAATGAGGATAAAAGATTCCAGACGTATGATCGAGCACTTTAGCCCTCAGTTTCATGTTTGATGTTATGGTTGTGCCTTCAATAATGTACGGGATCTTTTCCTGAGGAAAAAATATCATAGCCGCCTTTGTTTCGACCATTGCAACCCGAGTAAATTCCTTGATGATCGATTGCATTTTCATTTCTTCCGTAAAAATGGCCTTGAATAAATCAGCTGAATCATCATCGATTGCAAAGGTTAATATCATATCACCACCACACAAAAAAGCGACTGCAGTTTGCACAATTTTTTTCGGGAAGTTAAAAACTATCTTAGCCGGGATGATTGTAATAGCGTCGGATCCTTCACCAACTGTTTTGGGTTTCCTGTAACCAATAGCTCCCGGACGTCTGGTTCTGTCACCTTTGTATTCATTATAGTAAGATTCGGGGTCTCTGTCATCCCGGGTATCTTTGAAAATGGCAATTACCTGTGTGAAATCAGATTTTTTTGCCTGATATAAATCTTTGAATGATGGCATAGCATTGTTTTCAATAAAATAGAGGGACCGGCAACCGATCCCCCTACTAAGCAAAAAATGAAAACTTAAACCTACCCGCCGGGAATCCCCGGTAAAATAAAATCAACGTAAAAAGTATTCGCGGCAATCAGAGCATCTTCAGCGGCCTGCCTCAATTCAGCATATCTCAATCTCCGTTGTTTCCACATATCAGCGATCGCGTCTTCCTCCCGGACATATAAAACTGAATCTCTACCAAACCTTACAGTCGTTGAGATGGCCGCCGTTTTTTGGCAATCATCATACATAAAAGAGTAATCTTTCCGGTTTGCGGGATTGACAGACACCTCAATACCCTTGTCTGATTTCTTTATTTTGGTGACAGGATAAGGGATAACCTTGTCTTGCTTTGCGTGGTACAGCATATCACCAATATTCAATGTGTTAACGATTTTTTGGGTCATGTCATCTGTATTTGAAGTAAATTGTATGTGCGACATTTCTGGCGTCCCTCTCCTGTGGTTCATCATAGTGATATTTCGGATTGATTTCATGCTTTTTCCCTTTATAGATAAAATGCATCGCATCCAAAATAACGAGATCGCCCGTAACAAATTGTTTGACGTGTGCCAGTTCATGAACAATCGTTTTTTCGGCCTCGATACGGCTCATATTTTCATCGATCAATATCGTATAGATATGCTCGGTAACCTTTTGGGTCACGGATGGAAATCCGGCTATGTTTCCGTGGCTGGTTGACACAATCACTGTAATTGTATCCGGGAGGTTTAAATAACTGCTTGCGAAAACCATGATCTCTGTGAGGTCATATTTCGTGTAATCTTTAACGGTCACCGCCCGAACATTAATAGAGAGGAGCATGAGGACCAAAATCGTTAATCTTTTCATCGTTGTAGGTTTAAGAGTTAATTATAATGTTTCGAGCACATCCTCATTCGTGATTGAAACGACATTTCCTAAATTTAGTCCGTAAGCCCAAATTTCACTGTCGCTATTCACTTCGATTTCGTCACCGTTCACAAATGACACGGTTCCTTCATATTGACCAAGTTCGTAGTTAAATCTGATTCGAACACCTTCGTAAATTTCGTCTTTGTTAATCATGGTTGAGGTATTAAATTTTACTTCTATAAAGTTAATGGTTATGATTTATATTGTCAAGCGTTTTACAATATATTTTTACCAAACAGTCGGACGCAAACGGAATACCCGAGAAAAAGTTTCCCGGTGTATCCGTTCCGTCTTGAAAACAGGCAATCATCCTTCCGCCTCATAGATACCCAAAATCTTAAACCAATCCCATTGCCATGTTTGTTTTTCATAGGGAGAAAAATTTATTTCTAAATTGCAGTGGATCGATCATCATAAGCATAGTTCCCGTCACGTTAATCCGTTTGTATCCCAGCGATAAGATCCCCTTATGACATTTATAAGCAAATTTTCTCAATGCTTCTTTCTGCTCTTCAGAAATTGGGATCTCTTTTTTACCGAGTTGTGCAATTATATACCCATCGTAAAGTATCCAATTTCCGTGTTGTCTGATCCACCCATGTTTTAAAAGCCAGTTATCAGGATTTTCTCCTTCGTCGTGAGTATTTGGAATAATACCGGCCTCAACCAGCGAATCAGCTATTCGATTATGCAGCATATTTGCTATTTCCCCGTTCAATCCGTAATATGTCCCATCCGGTGCCAGCCATCCAGCATCATAACCGTCTTCAATGTTAACCGGTTCGATTCCTTTTTCAGACTCCTTGTCTAGCCTTATAGAGTCTTCAATAAACTTTTGGACCATATCAGAGCTCGGCAATTCAACCGTAAATGGACTTGTATCGTTTGGATATTCCTGATCGTCAAGAATTGCGCCTTGCTCAATTGGATTATACGTATTCCCGTATTCTTCACTAATTCCAGAGGGATAAATAGGGGCTGTATCGATCGGGACGTCTTTAAAACTTTTGCCAACCAGTTTCCCAATGAATCCAATAGCATCTGCACATTCAGCCAAGAGTTCTTTCTTGCGTTGGTAGCTCTTATAGTCTGTTCGCTGACTAAATTCAGAATAATCTGAGTTTCGTCTGTAATTAGAACCGGCTGAAGAGGCCTGACGTGTCAGAAATACCAGCCTCCGTTGTAGCATTGAAACATCTGCGAAATATTGTAGGTAATCTTTTACGGCCTTCGTCCATGCATAATCTAACGATAGAGGAATCCCGGAATGTGTGCTTTCGTTGTCTTCCTCAAGTCCCAACTCATCAACCCCCGTAAGTTTCATTTGACCGGTAACAATCGCGATGGCTATTTCTTCCGTCATTCCGTGGAGTCCCTCGAGTAATCCGGTTATTGCAAAGTGGTGTCGGCCCTCAACCCAAAAGTCCCTGAAAAGGCTCGTCATTGCTTCGCCCGTTACGCTGAAGTGTACTACATTAGTTGTCATGACTGTGAGGTATGTTATATCCGTGTTCTGAATAGTATTGCTCTTTAGTTATTCCTCGGCGGAGGATCTCATTATGATCCCAAAGGGATAGAGGAGGGAGCCCGTTATTAAGAGCTGTTTTGCACTCGAAGCATACCAGACCTTTCGGCCCTTTATATTCTGTCTCAGAACATCCACTCTTTTCATCCTTATCGTACCAATTCATGATAAAAGGTCGATTGCAATTAGAGCACTTTTCTTTTAGTTCCGTGGTGTGATGAACGATTCTTGTTTCCATCGCTATAATTTTATTCGTTTAACATGATATAAAGTTAATCCAATAAGATTATAAAAACAAGCGATTATGTTTATATTTGAGAAAAAAAACAGGGACCGCGAAGCCCCTGTGAAATATAGCGAATGAGGGGTCAATGGTCCCTCATGTATTTTACGAACTCGGTTATAACTGCAGTTTGGAATCCGCGACTTTCGTCAATAACGCCATATTTTAAATGGATGTATTCCTCAATGATTGTGTTAAGAGTCTCATCAAATCCCTTGTCAAGAGTGATAATATCCAGCAATATCAGCCCGTTATCCTTGTCAATAGATCCCAACACTTTTTTATTCTTGAAATCCACCACCTTAATCTTATAGTCGAGTTCAAAGCTCTTGTCATGTATGAAGTCGATAACATCAGATAAGCGTTTCGCACGTGTATCCGACATTGTGACCTCTTCATAAGGAAGTCCGGAATCGGATATTTTCATAGACTTTGGCTTAATATGGTCCCCGAGCCTTGCAATTAGGGCCGAATATAAACGTGAAGGCAGAAAGTCTGTTTTTACCCTCTCTTCATCACTCAACCAGCCGGATAGGTCCTCAGTGAATACTTGGCGGCTTTCCAACACCTCAAACCATGCAGATGACATTTTATCGCTTCGTGGCGAAATAAATGAATCATTTATTTTTCGCTCAATGTGAGTTTTGATGTTTATATCGTTGAGGACTTTTCGGATGACGTCTTTACGATCGCATGAATAGAGTATGTTCCAAATCGTTTCCGGGACCTCCCAAGAGTATTGAACAACACGACTTTCATTGATTTCAACTTGGTAGAGATCATAGTCAAATAGACTAGTGTCGTTCGTTTCAAAAACTTTGATTCCCCGGCGGTAAATTCTGGCTTTGCTTCCAACTTTTGGATAGATAGCCCCATAATCGCACGAAAACAGAGGTTCTTTTCCGATTAGGATGTACTCGTCCATGTTGAGTATCAAATCCTCGAGATCGTCATTAATTCCAATGAAAATTGCTGTTTCGTCAGCGTCAATATGGATCACTGAATCCACCTTTTCAAAGAACGTGAGCCCTTCATCCATTGCATTTGAATACAGCTCACGGATCGCCTGCCATAAGGTCCACTTTGGCCCGAGCGTTGTTGTTATTGAAGTCTCCTGACCGTTAATCGTGATAACGTCAAATTTTTCATCCCGGAACTCCTTTTCCTTGGTTGAGAAAAACAGCCGGTCCATGCCTGAGAAGACCTGAAGACTATATCCATTCCTCAGGAGGTATGCAAATGCATATTTATTACCAGAACCGAACTCTCCTATTTTGGTTATATCGTTCCGTTTGGTTGAGGCACCTATGAGAGAAAAGGCCTCTATTGCAACCTTTCCCTTATTACCGATTTTTAGATAGCTCATTTTTCTGTATCGTTTTCGATTTGTTTTTTAAGGTCATCCAGTGAGGGAAGTACAACCCTATGGTATAATAAAGCGGCTGTTCCAATGGTTATTCTGAAGTCCCTGCATACATCTGGATCCAGTTCTTTTTTGGGTGTAAGTGCATACCGTTTCCCATTGGCAACGATAATAATTCGGATGTCCTGAATGTCTTTAATGTTAAATTCGTCTTCCATGTCTTCAAATATTAAGCATACCATGAAACGTAATTTGGAGTTCCATCCCAAACATGGGCCGAACGATAGTCGTTCACTTTTACGCTGTTCCCGTATGAAACGAGACAACGCTTAGGTTCAAAGTCATCCTTAAATTCACCGGGGCAAGGAACTGCATGACCTGACATCGGCCCTTTCTGATCAATACTTTTGTGGATTTCCCGGATCTCAACAGTCCGATCAGAGATGACATGTGTCACTTCGTAATAATTAACGTTTGTCTGTTCATAACCCCATGACGAAACGAGAATACTACCTTTCTGTAATGAGTGTTTAAATTCACGTCTTTCGGCCTTCATCCTTTCTTTGTAGTCGGTCCGTTTCTTATCTGCCTGCTTATAGCGTTCAATGGCTTCATCGCGATCCGTCGTGGTGCGATAGGCATAGTTCACATCCATCTTTGCAGATTTCCCGTGGAAAATGGCCATACATGGCATATTCCGGCGGCTAATGTAGGTGATAATTTTAAGGGTTCCAGATTCTTCCATCGTTGCGCCCTCATGCATTCGAATAAAGGATTCAATCGCCTGTTCTTGGGTTAATTTTAATGTTCTCATTTTACTCGTATTAGGTTTAACATTTTATAAAGATAGTCCAATAGTTTTATAAACACAAGCGAATATCTTTATATTTTAAAATGGGAGGTCAAAATTTTCGTCAACAGCGTCGGGGTCCTCATCTGAACGTTTAACTGTTCTCTCGTAATATTCTTGTCTGGCCCTCATATAGTCATCTTCAATAGCGGCCTCATAAGCACGATCGCATTCTTCTTGTGCCAATCGCCTAGCCTCTTCGTATCTGTCGGGGTCTTGGTCATACGACTGCTGTTCGGCTCGAATCCTTTGAATTATTTCCGGCGTCAAAGGACTGAAATTTGGAAACTCAGGCCGACTCATTTTTATTGTTTTTTTAATTCGTCAAGCCAGCCGAAAAGGTCTATGTGATACTTATAAGCGAGTTCAAATATCTTGTCAGGATACCCCATATGCATAGGCTTTCCGTAATTACTGAGAGAAAAACCGATTCCTACATAATACAAAAAAAGATAATGAAACCCGTAAGAGTGATTTTGAACAGATATACCGACAAAATTGCTCCCGTATAAATTCGAAAATTCCGTTCCTTCCGGTATGGCCCTTATTTCTCCCGTTGCGTGTAAAAACATATGGAAAAGTAGCGTGTTTTCAATGTCATTTTCCATCACAGGATCAAGCATTGCAGTTAACGGCTTCATGACTGGCACAAACTCGTCAATTGGAGCGGTGTATTCGACTCCTTGCTTATCTGACACAATCAGATGAATGTCATTTTTAGGGAGAATGTGTATCCCTTTCAATTCCTTTTCGTGAAACGTGATTAAATCCTTTACTAATAATCCGGTCCCGAGATAGTTTTTAATTCTAATGTCCATGTTCGTTTAGTATTTCGTAATCAAAGTATTTCGATTCTATTGCAGTCGTGAATTGCTCCTGATTCATCGCGATTTTAAGAGCATAAACTTCACCGAATCCTAAATCTTGGATATTGCTCCCGGTCAGAGTGCCCTCGAGAAAAAATACCTTCTTATTCGATTCGGGCACTGCTTCAACCCTGCAAGACTGAGGATAACACAAGAGGATCACTTTCACTCTTTGCCCCGTTACGTCATCCTTAAATTGCAATAAGATCTCGTATTCCTTAATCAATGTTAGTCGAAGTTTCATCGCTAATTTTTTCAATGGTTTCATTCCAGAAAATACTCCTCTGTGGGTCGATCCAGATACGGCGCGTTTTCTTTGACTTTTTCCAATCCTGATTATATAGAATAACCAAGTAATTAAAAACATCCTTTTCTTTTACGCTGACCTCCTCAACGATACCATTCGATGTTGAGCCTTGCCATCCTTGTTTATACCGTACCCGGTCACCGGGTTTGATAGGAGCGAAAAGCTTTGCATATTCCTCCTTCTTGTCTTTCAATTCTTGTATGAGAGCGGAGATATGCCCTGCTAAATTGGCAATCTCCGCATACATATCCTCTTTATTCATATGATTGTTATTAGCACACCACAACCCCGGCACTTGCCAGAATACGGCGTGATTGAGCTGATTTTTGATAATAGTGTTCAGTGAAAATCATAGAGTCAGGATAAATCCATGCTTCTCTCATTGGAGAATTATCGATACAGGCGTGTATTTCGATCTTTTTGACTAGCTTCAAACCTTCATCAGTCTCGTAAAAACGATAGAGATCAAAGTCACGTCCAAAATTATTCTTTGGGTCACGTTTAACGGTGAAAGCCCGGATAAATTTAAACCTTTTCCAAACGGCGATCTGAGTGTGCATTCCTTGAAATCCCTCCCAAATACGTTCCATAAGCCCACTGGCTAATAACTCCTCTTCGGTTTCAAAGACCTGATCAAATTTGAATACCTCATATTTTCTCTCGACGTCATCAGTCCGTTTGCTGGAAATAATTCTCATGACCTTTTCGGCAGTGGTTGAGTCTTCAGCCGGCCCGTGGATAAACTTATCGCTTCCGAGTTCTTGTAGTTTTGCTTCCATCGCTGCGATGATTCGCGGATCAACATTTCCAAATAGGCAAATCTCATAGACCTCCTGAAGCATTTCAACGTCCTCAGGTTTAAATTTCTTGATGTTCTCGATTGACCTATTGATATGGTCCGTGTTTACTAAAAAATTGCCTGTTGAGTTCATTGTCTTATGTATTACGTTTAACATTGATATAAAGTTAAATGAATAGTTTTATAAAAGCAAGCGATTAACTTTATATTTTTGAATAAAAAAAAAGTCCCGGGAGGGACCTCTTTATTCATCGTAGTAATACTCATATAGAGTCATTGGTTCATTGCTCACTTCTTTAGTCAATAAACTCCTTTCATATAGTATCTTTGCCAAATCGTTAGCTGATAGCGTTATCGATTCAGCTGTGTATGAATGCGCGATAATACGAATGGGATTCGTTACCACTGAATATAAGGAAGGATTATCATGCAGCGTCACCATTTTCGCAAAAGCCTCCCAATCTTTTTCATTTTTATCCGGCCGATCCTTAGATATGGCTTCAACGGCGGATGATATGAATCGACGGTACACCTCCAACACGGCGTATTTATTCTCGCTTAATTCAATTATTTTTTTCATGATGTCAATATTGTTAGGTATGTATTTCCGTTTAAAAAGGGCCCCGAGTGAGGCCCTTCATGTTAAACGACAGCGATTAAAAAGCACCTCCTTTGAGTTCGGAAGTGTTTACCTTAATTCGGGCCTCAAATTTTTCGTCATACGTCATTGTCGAAGTATGGAAAAACGAGAGTGTGGCCCAAAACGTTTCGTGCATTCCTGAACACGGTGACTTTTGAACGTCTTCACCTATGATTCGACGAATGTTTGAAAGCAATATTGTGTACTGGAAAAGTCCGTCAACTGTGAAAAACAACGGTTCCCGGTATTGATATGAGTCAGCATAGAAATCAACTCGGATAGGCCTATTGGCCATAATATCCTGATGAGTCTTATTCATTTCATTGTAGTAGTGGAGTGCCTTATCAACGGCATTAATGCTTTTTTCGTGACCGATCCGGACATAGTATTTTTTCATCTGTCTCAGTTTAGAAACATCCTTCCGGATATGTCCCGGCGTCATCGCCTTCTCTTTTGTGATTGTTTTTGGATTCATCGCGTCATGTATTACGTTTAACATGATATAAAGCTAGTGCAATAAATTTATATATGCAATAGCTGACGCGAAAAAAATCATTTAATAGAATCCGAACTCTCGTTTCACATCTGCTGACCGCTGGGATTCATCCTCTATATACATAGACAAAACTCCAAGATATTCAAGGTATTCAGCCAAAATAGTTATACCGTCAGGCGCGTCATCATGAGCATTCCCGCCGGTCCTTAAAAAAGTAGTGAGGTCATGCATTGCCTTTGCGTATTCGCTATTTAAAGGCACGTCAGAGCGGAAATAAAAGTGTTTCTTAATAATACCCGCCCTCATGATCATCCGGGTCATTTTATTTGAAACCGTCGGCCTCGCTTCAATATTTGCCTGATGTTTCGTTTTGTTATCCTGCTTATCTTGTTTCAGGATTCGATCCACCATGATCGAAAACAGACGGCCACCATTATTACTCTCAATTAGCTCATTCTGGATCTGGTGTTCAATAATCTTGCCTGCAACCTCTCCTTCGTTAACTTCAACAGGTGACTGATTATAAACCCAATCGGTTATAAATACCTTATCCCCGAATATGTATCCAATGGGATTCGACAGGTAATCAGTTCCCTCGTCAGCAACATCAACAGCACCGACTTTCCCGTCTGGATTTTTCCCGGCCAGCTCTGCCATCGTGAAAAAGTTGAGTTCTGATTTCGGATAGAGCAATCCTGCAACCTCTATTGGATCCTGCATATATTCAGCCATAAAGATCATTTGATCGATCGTGGCCTGCAGCTTCAGATAATAATCAGTTGAATGAACATCCTCACAAAAGCTAACCATTTCGCCTGAGTCCTCATCTTCAATAAGTGCCGGGATACGTACAATGATATCATATTCCCCGTTCGCTTCCATCCGGCCAATCACGTCATTCATAGACCACCGGGTCCCAATGTCTATTTTACAACAGTTTTTCTCAGTCCGGGAGTCATGTGCTCCCTCCTTCCAACGCCACGTGGTATCATTTATAGTTGCTGACATTGCGGCCTCGAAATCTTTGAACAGGTCATCAGTGATTGAAAGCATTGACGCTCCGAATCCGATAATTGTTCCACTAACGCCCGCACCAAAATAGCTAACCTGTTTTGCAGATTCGAGCGACCACCCCCCTAAGTTCTGTTTTCGAGACATCCGGACGTCCGGGAATACCATCCGGTATTGTTCTTTTTTGACAATCTCACGGGCATCGTATGAAAACTTATTATAAAGCGTTCCGGTACATGCATTTCTCATAACTGATTCATTCGGGAAGTGCCCCAGCATGAATGTTACAAATAACGATGTGATATAAGACTTTCCGGCCCGGGGAGGTAACGAACATGCAACAGATATCGATTCACCTCGTTTAAAGGCATCATGAACAGATTGAAACGCTTCTATGATTTTAAACAGGATCTTACGCTTAAGGAAAAAAGGAGCATCCATAAAAAGACAATACGCAAGGAAATTACCGGCCCGGGCCTCCCGGACCAATAACTCAAATTGAGCCTTTCGCATGTCCTCTATTGGTGCCTTCATTTCTTTCTTTTTTGTTCCAAAAACGTTGTTACTGAATCCCTGAGCTCGTCATCTGTATAATCCGGGAAACCTCCCTTTATTGTTGAGGTGATTTCAATAGGAGCATTCACTCCGAAAATCTCACATCTCTTATTTATACACCATTGCACCCCTTGAAGGAATCGCGGATCTCCAAAAATGATCATTTCCTTTTGGCCTCGCTCTTCCTCATCCGCAATGAATCTCTCACGCTCATCATCGGTCATGTTTACCCCTTTTCGCTTGACATACCGCTGTTTATAATCGGTTTTAGACTTCTCCCATGCCTCCCAATATTCACGCTCGAGAGAGTCTATTTTGGCCAATTCCTGCATTTTTGCGGTTTCAATATCACGTTTGGCTGACTCCCGCCATTCTTCAATAAGAACATGAATGTCGGCGGTTACCTGTTGTCGTGAACAGCTAATATCCATGCGACTTTGCACTTCCTCAGCGATCACGTATTGAGGGACTCCTTTCAGGTACAACCCCGCGATTATTTCCCTCCTTTTGAGTATTATTTCAGTAGTATTTTGTGGCATATTTGGCTAAAATAGTTATGGGGACAAAATAGCTACTCAGAATCGGCCTGTTCGTGCCTCAGTCTGATCATCCGTTTTGTTTCCCATGATTTTCGATATTCTGCATTTTCGAATAGCTTGGAAAAGCCTGTTATGTGCTTCAGTTTTAACAACTCTTCCGCCTCCATTCCAAGTTGATTGCAAATCTCAGTATCACTCCACCCGTTGTTCAGCATTTTAAAAACCATGTGACTCATTCCCTGTACGGAGTGTTTTCCACGGGCCCGGTTATGTCTCACAGTTGAGGCCATGCGATCGTTTATGTCTTTTTTCAGTACGACAATAGGCAATAACCCGTTATTCTTTTCGTATATGTCCATATTCGTATTGCAAATAAAGTACCTGTGAAATCCGTCAACAATGATAAATTTCTTCCGATTCGGGTCCCATATTGTAACCACCGGTTGAGTGTAACCGTCATATAATATTGAGGTATAAAGGAGCTTCATTTCAACCTTTGCGACGCTGTTCGGATTGTAGTCGTTCGGTTCAACCATATCGATAGGAACCCACATAACGAAATCCACCGGCTGATTTTTAACCGGGCTCATTTCCTGCGAAATAAAGCCTCTCATGTCGTTTACGAATTTTACCTTATCATCTACCGAGCCATAGAGATTAGCGAATGCCCTTTTCAGGATGGCCAGCTGTGTTGTGTAGTCTTGCTGATTCATTTTTTTCCAGTTATGTATTTATTTTTCGAGTGGTTCGGATGGTCGATTCCCTTTTTGTACTTCCGCCAATCGTTAACCATAGGCCTCATTTCCCAATTACTAAGTTTCGTGAAATAAAAGTCATTCGATAGGATGGTATTAACCTGTTCTTTGAACATTTCCTCTTTGCACTTCATTCCGCGATATTTTATGGCCATCCGGAAAAACTTCAATTCAAATTTTTGTTTTATATCCGGGTCCGTAATTAAATGTTCAAGAAGATAATCCCTGTACTCAGGCCAGCTTTTGAACATGAACGGGATTTCCTTTACGTGAAAGGCGTCGTGTTTTAATTGGCCGGCCGTGTTTATGCCATGCAAGCGAGAAGTCAGCCGCTGCCATGTATCCGGCTCTATTTCCTGAAGGATATAAAGCGACTTCGTAGCTGTTTCGTGGTGCACATTCGAGACTCTCATTTCTTGAATCTTAACGCCACGCTGGAACATGAAATCATAAATTGGACAATACGGCCAATGATTATCGTGGATTGCCTTCCAGATATCTGAATACCACCAATCATAAAGGGGATAGAAGGTAAAATGCTCATGTGTTTTACTCAGTCTTTTGGCCCAAGTAATATGTTTATATTTTGCCGTGTATGTGAGAGTGGTGTAACGGGCTGGTGATTCCTCCGCCCTGACGCCCGAAACATAGCATACTTTTTCCCCGGGAAATTCCGTTTTAACATATTGCTCAAACATCTTAGCGAATCTGTCAGTGCCAAATCTGTTCTCATGTATGCTGTTCGGTTCCTTTTCCCTCATCCATTTACGGCCGGGTTCCCAGCACTGCAACCATGGGGTTTCGGATGACGTACTATTGAATAACTTAATTGGGACCTGAAGCCATATCGGATCAATTTTCGGGTTATTCATAACGCCCCGGATGTACTCAATAACATGGTTCCATTCTGCCTCTTGGTCAATAAACATGACCTTCAGCGGAAGGCGGTTTTTTTCCTCTGCAACCTTTAAAGCCAGATTTAAACATACCGTTGAATCCTTACCGCCTGAGAATCCTACTATGACCGTCGGGAACTCATCGAATAAAAAACGGATGCGACTCAGAGCCGCATCATAAACATTCGTTTCGTTATAAATTTTCATTTAGATAGCCGTTTAATTGTTTTATTGAGTCTCGAACGGTTAAGTTCGTTTCCGAAGAACGTTAGGCCATTATCAACAGCGAATTGAGCTGTATAACCCATCCCGCAACACGGATCGAGAATCTTCATTCCCGGGGATACAAAAGGAGTGATTGCCTGCTTTAAGGTTTCAAAACCGTGGGTATCCCGAACCGAGTCAATGTAATTGTCCTTTATTAGAACAGGAGTCTGACTAAATAAATGCAGATCAAGCGGAAGAAATTTGACTCCTGAGCGATAATTCAAACGAATCGTCCCGAGATTATGAAAACCGTGTTTGGCGGCCGTCATTTTTACATTGTTATGCCATGCAATACCGTATTCAATAAATACCATACCTTCCGGCTTCACATGTGTCTTTGCGATATCGAAAATCCGCCAAAGAAATTTCGAATAGTTTACCGGGTTTTTATCTGCTCCCGTCTGACGGTTGTTGATTGTTTGCCAGTATTTAAGATTGCCCTCCCCCCAAGGAGGATCCGAATACATGATGTCAGCAATATCGTTTCGCATTAAGTCCTGAAAATCAGAGAACATTAGGTCCGAATGCATGACTCGATGTGATTTTATTTCAATAACGTCGTTCATATTAGTTAGTTATGGTTATCAAGTCATAATTTGTAAATACCTCCTGTTTTACATTCCCCCATCCAAAACGGCTATAATTGGCCCCGGGGTAACGAATCCAGTCCATCCAAAGATTAGTTTCTTTATGCGAAACAGGGAAATATCCATCCCGGTAAAACATTAAATATGCCTTCCCGGAAGGTGTTAGGAGGTGTTTAATTCTTGAAATTGCCTCACGACTTATATAGCTTGCAGTGCCAAACAGAGCAAGAATTGTATCGTACTTGCCCGTTGAATGGAAGTGTTCAAATGGACAATTAAACACACGGTTAGAATAAGCCGGATAGTGTTTTTTCAAGAGATTAAGCATTTCGTTTGAGGGATCGAGTCCAATATACATGCTCGGACTTATGATAACATTCTTCAGGAGCATCCCGTTTCCGCAACCCACGTCAAGTACTTCACCTGATACATCCAGTAGTGAAAACAAGTCTCGTTCCTCTTTTTCGCTGCTTTCGTCTGTGAACATAGCGTCATAATCTTCAGCGATATTATCATATTCATTTGTGAACACGTTTTTAGCCCGGTTAATGAGAATTGTCTGATCGAGCGGTGCCCCCATTGTCCAATATTTATATTGATTGAGGTAAAACATCTGGTAGTTCTGGCCCTTAAATTGCTCCGTAGTGCTATTTTCCCTCATAAATTTTACCACTTCCTCAAATGGGATGTCAGAGGTCCACTTTTCTTTTAACGTGTAAAAATGGGGATGTTCAGGCATCGTCTTGGCAAATTTATAGTCTGCATTAATCAGAGACGCGGCCACCTTTTGGAATGTCAAATTCATAGGACCTCTTTTTTCTCTATTTCAAACTCTTTATTACAGTGAGGGCAAACGATTTTAACCGTGTCCAGTGTGCTGTTAATTGTATTGTGGATTGATTCAGCACCTTTCCGGATATCATTTTCATTCACGGCCGCAATACTTTGTTTAGGCTGCGTTTCGGGAGTGAAGTTATCCAGTGACGTTCCGCCTGCATCACCACTAACCGGACCATTATAATGGCTTTGTGGTAATTCAATTTCATCAGATTCATCAATCTCCCATGCACCAAGTCCCCATTCATTAAGCTCACGGGCCTCCCATTCATTAGCCAACATATCCCAATCCCATTCTCCGTACTCGACATTGTCAGCAATAATGAATCGTTTTTCCTGTTCAGGCGTCAGGATAGCCGCGCTAACGGTCCAGCCGGCAGGCATATCACCAGAAAAGAGAGGAGCCAATAACTTAAAGTTTTCAGGCTTTTTCTTTTCTTCAAGGATCTTTTTCACTTCATCCGGTCCCATCTTTTGAATGCCCTTCACGGCCTCGAGTCTCATATTACCTCCCAGCACTGCATTTGCACCGTTGTAAACGAGAGGCCTAAGGGCCATCATTTGAGGAAATTCAATAATAGAGCTAATCAGCTTGCGAAGTCTCTCGGGTTTAATACCCCGCGGATTGTTTTCATTCCGCTTTAAGTCATTGATTTTCATGTCAGTTGTTTAAAATAATCCTAATTGGCTCGGTTCCTGATCGGATAGATCTCCGAGCTCCAAAACTTCAATATTCAAATTCCGGGTCAGCCATTCCGCAACGAGCTGTCTATGACAAAAATCGCCTTTCTTCTCGTAGCATAATAAAACTAACGGCCTTCCTTTATCTAAAGTAGAAATATCAGACAATTCAAACATAACATCACGTGGACTGAGGTTATTTAGAATCCTTTTACGGTATTCTGCAATGTATGTCGTTTCGGGCAATCCAATCATATATGCCTGAGGAGCCAGTTTTTTATAGTCATGCCCTTTAAATGTTTTTGGCGGACCAAGTGCAATGCTAACCAAAGAGTACCCCTTTTTGAGGTACTTTTTGGCATTTGCAAAATTTCCGGTGTAGATAGTCGGGAAAATCATACCAGCTCAGTATAAATCGTTTCGATTTTAACGTTACACGACCTATTCCCCGTATTCGTGTCATCGATAGCGACATAACCACTTCCATTGGCTGTAACATGAATTACAACACTAGAATTACCATAGTTTTGCTGAACCAGTCCAACCATGTGAGGCAACGCCGCGTCGTATTCGGCTTTTGAATCGCCCGACATTTTTACGCTTTCAGCTGTCAGTGCAATGGCTACATTTTCAGGTTTACCCATTAAATCAATTGACCAACTCATAATATAAGTTTATTGGTTATTCATCCCTTTCACCCGGGACAATTAGGGTTTAATTTTTTGCCTTCTGCTTCTTTCCATAGCTTTCGTCCTCAATAAATAAGTTACAGGCTTTTTGCAATGCTCCGACCTTCTTATGACCTAAAAAGGTGTTTGCCTGACGCTCTGCATTGCAGTATTTGTATTTGTCGGGCCGGTATCGGTGACGGTAAAAGTGGCCACACTCACGGCAAACACGCCCCGGGAAAGGATCAGGACGTGCAGGAACATCAAATAATTTACCTTGGATTGTCATCGCCTATGACTTTTGAAAATGGGTTCTTGATGGACCGACGGGATCCGCTTCCGCCGTCGTTTTTTTTCAGGCTTATCAATGTCCTTAGGTAAGTATCTGCCGAACTCCCTAACAAGATTCATTTTATGTAAAAAATGTAACTCCTTTGAAGGGTCAAAATCCTTTGCAAGAATATTCCATGCTGCACCCAATGATAAGGACTGATTCACTGTACTACCAGCGGACCAATCAGTGATTTCTTCTTTTGCTTTTTTAAGCATTTGAGCTATTTGCTCATTGGTGATAGTGCCGGCAATCTTCCGGGCTTCTGATTTATTCATAACCTAAATTTTAGGATAAAAGAAACTTAATTTCCCGGGTGTCGGGATAAATGGGATACGTTTTGCATTTTCAATTACCAGCCCGTTAGGACCTGAGAACCATGGATCGGATGACCGGGTAACACAATCGACTATTTCCCCAATTCCTACTATTCCGCCGTGTTGATATCTGAGAGGTCCCGGTATTTCAACATCTTCCAGACCTAGCCGTACGGCATTCCTGAGAATCCAATCATACCCGGCCGCGTCAAATGAGTGTGGAGCGTGGACCAAAAACGGGCCTCTGAATCCCTTCAGTTTATTCCTGTTTTCAATCTTTTTAAATCCCTCCACAATCATCCACGCCCAAGGCTGACGAATAGATAGGGCCATTAAAATAGTTATTTCATCCGCATCCATTGTAAATCCGTCAGAACAGCCAACATGATTCCAGTGTAACGTACTTGGGAATAGTTTTTTTACTCTCGAGCATTCGGTTTCTGTTATGTGCCCCGGGATGACGGCACCACACCCCGGGCAAAGCACTAATCTTTTCATTCTTCTGACTTTAAAGGCGGAACAAACATTTTAGGCTTAATCGTACTGAGGAGAATAGGCATGTAATTTCTACCGAAAGTAAGTTGAGTGAGCCATAGCACCCCGTCTCTCTTGATGTCCTCAATTTCGGCCTCTGTGAGCTCAAAACAGGCAGTTACCGGTAGCGTCATAGGCTGACTGTAATCGATGTTTGCAAAGATTGTCTCATATTGTGGCTGATTCTTGGCAACCTCAATATTAACCTCGTCAAAACGTTTAGATTTCATAGTATTGATTTTAAGTATGGATATAAATAATCTTGGTTTAATCTTATTTTTAGAGTATCCCATCGAACAGGGATCCATCCCTTTTTTCGGTCCTTATATTCCCATTCTCCAAGGTCACCGTTTTTTCCAGACGGTTTCACGGAACAGCGGAACAGACTATTAGGGAAATAAATCGCGAAGTCTATCCTTAATTGAGTGCACATTTTCAGCGATGCTTCGGGCAATAGCTTTAAATCGTCCTGCCTGTTCGAGATTATTACCATAAATAGATAAAAAGATAACGAGTACCAGTTTCCATGAAAACCAGTAATACGTTAAACCCAATGCTACAATTCCAATGAGCATCCCGATAATTCGTTGCAAATTCATCTCACTTTTAGGATTGTTCGTTTCCATCTGTTTTGGTTTTATTATCATTCGTAAAGTCTTCCCATAAAATAGGATGTCCGGCGTCATAAACCATTTTAAGCTCATCTTCCGGCCTTGCAGCCTCACTGAGAGGATAACAACCCTCTTCGAACTCGTCGGGGTCAATGTAGTGTGGCTCGGATAACTTTTCGGCCGCGATTCTGCTTACAGCCTCGTCTTCTCTCCAAAGGATGACATCTTTCTCTAGCTGCCATTCTTCTAAAGTGTCACAGAAATCTTTTAATTCACTCCATTTCATAGAACAATACTGTTAAAGAGATTTTTTTTATTCCGATCCGTGGCCTCGACGATCATCTTGGATACAGCCTTATAGGTTCGTCTCAATTTTGAAGAGGACTCATCCCCGGGCCATTCGGTTAATGGATTTCCATCGAAGACAAATCGGAATATCGTTTTAGCCTTATCACTTAGCATAAGAGAATTTAGAATTGTTATAATCAACATTCTTTCATTTTCTTTTTTATCAGTAGCGCGGTCGAGCATCTCGACGTCATACTCAGTATCGATCAACTTCAATGACGCCGGACAAATGTTTCGGTCCGCCGGGAGGTCCTCATACTTCAATCGATATGAGGATGTTGGATAAATACAGCTATATGTGATCGCCTTCATGATGTAGGTGTCTAGTTTAGTTATCTCTTCATCTGTTTCAGCTCCGGACTTTTTTCTCCGCTTCACTTTTTGCTGTAATAGCTCGAGAGCTTTTTTCTGTTTTTTCTCGAGAATATCCAGTAACACGTAGTTCAAAATATCTCCTTCGTGGCCCTTCATTCCTGTTTCATTGCAACGATACCGAGAGTATTCAAACCACCTGTCATAGCGAATGTGCATATAATTATTTAAGTCTTTGAGATCCATACGACGGAAATGTTATTTTTGAGTTGCCGCTCGGGTCCGTCGTATGTCGGGCCTTTTTTTATTTTAGAACCCTAATCTCAGGTGTTTCCGTTTTTAGAAATTTACAAAACGAATCCATTTTCTCTCTGAAACCGATGTCAGTTGCATAGCGATCCGGGATTGTCCTCCTCAGAGCCCTCAGGCAAGTAGCATGGTCTTTCCCTACTTCCTCGCCGGCCTCCTTGAATGTTTTATCCATAACGGTATAACTGTAATACATCACGAAACAGCGAGCATGAACATATTCAGTCTTTCGCGTTTCTTTATTAAGGTCCTCAACCGGGATATTCCACAAATTACAGGCTATAATCTTAGCCTTATGTAGCTGCCAGTACTTCGGATCCTTTTTCGTTTCTTTTTTGTTTAAATAAGTCATATCGATAAAGGTTAGTTTAAAATGGGGTATCATCATCTAATGAATTACCCGGTTTATCAAATTCGTTATTGCTTTCTAATGCTGCAGTTGGATCAAATTGTATTTCAGGCGATGTCACGCTTTGAGGTATTTCATATTTAGGGATGGTTTCCAGATCGTAAAATTTCCCGGTTGCCTCATCAAACCCTAAAATAAAGTCAGCTTTTCCGATATTCCGCCCCTTTGCAATTAGGACCTCTGCTTTCCCTTTGGAATCGTATGTTTCGTCATCTGTCTCGATCGAACTAATCCCATATGTTGAGGGCCGCCAAATCAAAATAACAAGGTCGGCCGCCTCTTCTATCTGACCTGACGCCCTTAACCTGTTCAATGTTGGTTTAGGATCGCGATCTCTCCTGAGCTGACTGAGTGCGATGATTGGAATGTTTAACTCTTTTGCGACGTTTTTAAGGGCCCGGGATATGGCTCCAACCTCTTCCTCTCGTCCTTCACTTTTAGGACCGGTTGCTAATTGGATGTAATCAACTATTCCAATGCGGATCCCGTACTTCATCACCATACGACGAAAGACGTTGCAAATCTGCTCTATGTGGTTATTGCTATCCTCATCAAAATAAACAGGGAAATCTCTCATTTTAGATATGTGTTCTCCGACGTGATCAACTAATTCCACCGGGAGCTTTTTCATCAAAATATCTTTTCCAACGACGCCGCTATCCTGAGCTATGAATCTGGCTGTTAGCTGCATTGCTGACATTTCGAGAGAGACAACTCCAATAGGCACCCTATGGCTGTGTAAAAGATTATTCGCTATCGTTACAGCCATTGCCGTTTTACCCTGTGACGTTTCGGCCGCGATGACAATGAGGTCCGTATTTTGTAGCCCACCTGAAAAACTATCGAATCGTTTAAATCCCGTCGGCAATCCAGCCATTCCACTGTCAGATTTTAAGTTCCTCATCATGACATTTACAACCTCGTCGGACGCTTCAGCGAATGTCTTTATGGTATTAGTTGAAGGGCTGAACAGGGATAGAACGGACGCCTGAAAGCCCTCATAGAGATCGTCTATGTCGTTAGATTCGTCGTATGACTCATTTTGTATCTTATTCGACAGCTCTATTAATTTCCGACGGATGTATTTCCCCTGAATAATACGGGCATGGAATTCTATGTGTGCAGCTGACGCCACTTTCGAAGTGAGGCGTGTAATTTCGACAGGGCCGCCAACCTCTTCAAGTAATCCGGTATTTTTTAATTCATTGGTAACGGTTAAAAGGTCAACAACCCCGCCCCGGGCTGTCATAGAAAGAATAGTGGTATAAATTTTTTGATGAGATTCCTTATAAAACATTTCAGGTGTAAGACTGTTCGAGACGTCCAAATAGGCGTCGCGTTCCAGCATTAATGCTCCAATTACAGCCTCTTCAACGTCAACAGCCTGAGGAGGTATCTTTCCATACTGAAGATTGACCATTGCAGAGGTATTTCGTGGGTTTCTTTTTTTACTCGGTTCCATAAACTATAAATGTTTAACGCTGTCATCCGATTGAGTGGGACGGCACTTTTCTAGCTGTTTTTTTAGGGCATTCTTGAAATGGTTCGCGTCCGTAATTATTTCCTCAACGTCAGCCCTTGCAGCAAATTTCGTGGCCGTATCCATAACCTTCCGCTCTGTTATTTTATAGTCATTCGCATACATTCGCACAAGAGCCCTGTTTGCTAAAAAATTACTCAGGATTTTTTTTATGTCGGCCTTGGGAGTTATCGGGATGACATCTTCGGGTTTGACATAGTGGGCTGGTTTCTCATCCTTGCCCTGTTTTGGGCTCGTTTTTTCACTCTTTTTATGAGAGTGAGGTCTAATAAGGTATTCATCTTTTATTGCGCCCTTTAGATATTTTTTGACCTCCTGATAACGTTCTTGAATGCCCTTGCTGGTTAAGATATGAAAATTATTAAACATTTCACTGTCAAACAGTCCGATAGAGAGACAGGATTCAATTATAATCTTAACCTGTTCAATACTGATCGACTGCAAAAAGTCATCTGTTAGATCCTGATATATTTCCTCATCAAATTCGAGATAATACCCCTTTTCCTTATACACGCGAAAAAGGATATACACATATATCCCGATACCTTCCGGACCGTGTTTTCGGACAAGCTTACGGATGTCTCTGTCGTTGGGAGTCCCAACATCAAACGGGAAATAATCTAATCCGTCTTTTATTTTGCGTCCCATTGGTTTAGGTTAAATACTGATTGATAATACGCATTGCCTCGTCTATTCCGACGGCAAAAACAGCCTTGTACCCTCGCATGGACAAAAGATTCAACATTTCAGCCTGTTCAGCTATGTGACTCGTTGACCAATTCCCATTCTTTCTCTTTAGTTGAGTTCCTTCAATTTTCAACTCAACATAAAGCCCGTGATATCCCTTCCGGGGTTCAGGCATGAAAAGATCAGGCCATGCCCTGCGAGATCTTAAATTCTTTGCCTTATTCGCAAGTTTTGGCGGAAGTTTAAATCCCGACATGTCAACATTAAACTCAGCTTTCGGATATTTGGATCGGATAAATCCGGCCACCGCAAGATGTAGATCATCCTCATTTCTATTGAAATTAACTCGGCTCATTTCTCAGGATTCTAAAATATTCATATAGCTCCTCCCCCGAACCAAAACATCGCTCATTGCTGATCACGTTGAATGATCTCGCATACCTAAGTATGTCCCTATGTTCCTGAATTATGATCGGGGGAGGTGGATGGTTATTCCAATTCTTCTGTTACTGTTCCGTTTTTGCCGCCGGGAGCGACAGATCCATCATTTCCCCAAATAGGCATTGAATGCAGATTATAATTATGCTTAAGTACCGGATTTCGGAAAGCAATTTTCGCGAGCTCAAAAATACCGTCACTTCGTTTCTGAGCTTCATCAGCCTTCAGATTGGCTTCTTTTACAGCAAAATCGTTTTTAATCTGGATAGCTTCCTCCATTTCCTTAGTGGCCCTGAGTGCTAATTCCTCAATGTCTTGCTGGTTTTTTAATTGCTCCGAGAGCTCTTTAATTCGCTTTTCATTGGACTCGATAACGACGCCTCGGTTTTCGTATAAAACCTCTAAGCTTTGAAGCTTATTTAATTGATCCCTTATGATCCCAACAGTTTGAGCGGGGAGGTTTTTTTCAATAACGGATAATAGCTGGTTTGATAATTCATTTTTTTCTGACATAATTTTTTGTTTTAGATGTTCAATTAAGTTAACAAAATTTTCTGAGTGTAGGGAAAAGGATTTGAACCTCTGACCTTTCCGTGGTAGCTTTAACGCTTGCCCCGAAACGCTCTACCAACTGAGCTATCCCCGCGTTCGCCCGGGGACGTGGCCCGGGCACCTTGGTATTCATTTTTATAAGAACGCATGACATTAACGGAGTCATCCCGGCTTATGTGCTAACTGTACCTTCAATTTTTAGCTAAGTCATTAGTACACCCCCTTCCTATTTTTCGTATATGAGTAACGTTGGAACCATTTCCCGGACCTTTCCGATCACTTCATCGAAAACCTTATCCCGAACCTCCTGAACTTTTTCGGCGGCTTCAGGAGAAACGAGCTGGACCGAAAAATTATCCGGATTAACGTATATTTCAACGATGATTGATTGTCTTGGGGATCCCTTAAAAAGTGGAACGTTTAACGTGAGCTGTTCCGGGATATTACTCTTAATCACTTTCTGCTTAATAACCCGTTCAAAGTCCCCTCGGTTATTATCTGATTTTTTCAGCTCCTTCTCCGTTTTGAGATCCAGATTCATGAGCTCATTAACGAGACTCATTGCAGCCTGACGATCTGCGAATAGGGCCCGGTTCATTTTCACAAACTCGCCAAAATCACGTTGCGGCCACCATTTACCCCTGTTTATATCAAACTTAAGGTAATCCGGATGCATCTCTAACACGCCTTTAACAGTGCCGAAAAAATGATCTGACTCATTGATCGTCAGGGTAATAATTTTACCGCTCCTGTCAACACACATGTTGCATTTAAGCCAGTCAATTTCGCCAACACGAATTGTTATAAACTCGGTGATTGTGTTTAATATCCCTGAAAGGTCAAGTTTGACGGGATCATAATGGGGAATTGCATTTCCCTGAAGGATGATTAATTCACCTTTCTCGTTCGGAGTTACATGAACTTTTGTTTCCATACATAAAATTTTATTGGTTAGCTGCTTCGTTCCGGCCAGTAATTGACATTATGGAACGTTGTCTTTCAATCGGTTCCAGTGGCCTGACATTTACGAGACGGCCATCTTCATTATAAATTCCCATCATGCCCTCATCCTGATAGTCGAATTGGAATACACGACCTCTCCCGGGCCTTGCTTTAAATCGGAGTTCATTGACCGTCTCTTTGATACGGGCCTTGCGCTCCTTAATATCTTCGGAAAACTCTTTTTTAATGGCCTTGAATTTTTCTTCTAGGTCGGCCAGCTCGATCGAGTCCTGAGCTAAGTCAGTTTTAACTTTTGCGAGCTCCTCTTCACTCAGTTCAACCGTGAATGAATAATCATCCTTGATAGAATAACATGAGTTTTCAAGGTACTTGATTTTCATATCTTCCGGCAACTCGGGATCGACGATCTGCTTTCTGATTTCTTCTTTTTCAGTCATTATAAACAATTTAGATTGATTATACATATAAGCCAGTGGGCTTAAATTTCGATATATCCGTGATTGTAAAACTCGTAAGATGATTGGAAAAGATCCTCCTCCGCACACCGTCTAAATTCCTGAGTGGCCACATCAAACTTGTTAAATCCAGCCTCTAGTGTTTCCCGGCCGATTTTAACCACCTGAACATTTATGTCATTATCGATGAAGATGAGGTAATAATTTTCAATTTCGGAGGCATACGTATAAATTCCGGCCTGCATGTCATAAAGCATGTCCCAAATCACCCATTTCACTTTCTTAAAATCTGCATTCGAAACCTTTTTCAAATCGATTAAATAATCCATCCCCTCTCCGTCTATGTATCCGAGAATTTTGAAGCCATTATGTTCAAACTCAAAATACTTTTCGGTTTCAATAAGCCCGTTTATCAGGTCCTTTGTGGCGGAATTTATACGGAGATATTTCCCCATTTCAATATATTGGTCATAATCCTCTTGACTCAATATTTCCATGTCCGGATGACTGTCGATCTGTTGTTGTTTCCATTCTTTATAAGCCTTTGTACCTCTCGGGTTTCCGCCACCAATCTCTTTAATTATTTCTTGGTCATCCAGCACCCAATATTTTTGTACGAATAGATCCGGCTGTAAAATGGCCATATGGAAAACAGCCCCCTCATCCATCGCTTTTGTGGTTCTCTTTTCAGTCTTATACCTGTAAAAATGTTTTGGGGACTGAAGAAAAGACTTCAGAGCTGAAAAACTCAGGGCCTTCTCTTTATTCATTATTTTTGCGATTTCTTCCTCAAATCCGATTTGCGTGGTTGTGTTTTCCTGTTCTGATTCCATAGGTTATCTATTTCAGTTTTAACTAAGTTACGATCTTCTTTCGCAATTTCAGCCTCTCTTATCTGGATAAATAATTCCTTACTTGCTCCCATTGGTCAGTCTCGCTTTAGCTGTGTCTTTCAATTTAAGATGTGCAGGGTTTTTCTGCAAGTCTTTATTCTTAGTCCAAAGTTGCTGGACCTCCTCAATATTTGAAGCCTTTGCGTATGCGATAGCCAGATCGCCCAAACGCTTATCAACCTCCTCATGTGACGGTTGTGTCTTAGTTTGCTTGGATGATTGTTTCGGCTGTTGTCGTGGTGCAGGCTCGGGACTCTCGTTTTCACTGTCGTTATTGCCACTGGTAGGAATTAAAAACATTTGCATGAGGGCATACTTAAGGGCCGCTGACATTGCTTTATTCGTGGATTTATCGCCACTATCCATCGCTTCGCCTTCAGTGATTGATTTCACCGAACTCCCGTCCTCTGCATAAAATGAAAACTCACACTTCAGAATCGTATAAATGAGGACACCGCCACGAGTTGAAGTCCTTTCTTCGCGACGGCTTTCTAAAACGTTGGACGTTATGATAACATGATTGTCCTTAAAAAGTCCATGAAGGGAGTTATAGATGTCATCGATACCCCGAAAGTTATATCCCTGTTGCTCATTACGGCGTGCCTTTAAAATAGGATCCACCGCATTCATTATCAGAGATAGTTGTTTGTAAATTAATTCACCGCTCATCTTTGTTTAGAGTTTAAATTTCCGTATATTCGATTGAGGTTAATTTAGATGTTTATGTTGTTAGGTTTAGTCTAAAGAGTGGATCGCCCGATCCGCTCTTTTTATTTAGTCATCCGGACCAATTAGCCCATAATTAACTAACGATATTTTTACCTTTTCCAGATCGGCCAGTGTTGGCTCATGATCGTATCGTAGAACCGTCGGATTCATGCCCTCAGGCTTAACTATGATTCGATTGAAATTACAATCGATAGTGATATCCACGCCGGGGAGGTTGTGGGTCCATATCCCTGATTGTGCCGTTGCATTCATATTAATAAACGTTTTGGTGAAAATCATCATAATCCCCCTCTTTATCGCACTCGAAACATACCCATTTACCGGATATTTGATCCTGTACGATCTTTTTGCTGCCACATTCTGGACATTCCTCTTTAATGTATCTGATTAAAGGTTCGTCGGTTGGATCGGGGCAAAATCCTCTGAGTGGGGTTCTTAGTGTCATATTGGATTAGCGTATAACCATTTAATAAAATCCTCTTTAGAACAATAAAGCTCGTTACCTCTACCTCTTCCAATATCATATAGTGGATACCACTTAACGCTGTTGTCTGAAGTGATTTTTTCGAGAGCTTTCCGTCCTAAATTTTTCCTTATCTCGCTTTGAGTCATAATATCCGACTGCATCCCGAGATCGGTTAACATCTTATTAACTGTCATCTTAACAATAAAGGCCACCAGATCGGCTAATTCACCTTTGGAAATACCTATAATTTGCGTTTCGTCGCTCATTTTATTGATTTAAATATTGTGTCTAAAGTAGGCCATTTTTCAATTAAAACAAATAAAAAACATAAAATTTATGTCTCGAACAAAAAAAAGCTCCGTCGTGAAACGGAGCCAACTCAAAAACAATACATGAAAAAATAAGCGTATAGAAACACAGGTGAAAAATTATTCTTTTTTCTGGACCAATGCCTGATAGAGAGATTTCACTTTCTCCCATCCAAGTTTTATATATGGCCAATTCCCAACCGAGCTCACTCCATTTGATACTAATGCGACGTTTAGCCCGTAAAAAAGGACATCATACCAAGCCATTCCATTTTCAAAAATACCCCATTTAAAATACAGTCCCGGGAGTAATATGACGAATGCAGAGCCCCAACTAACGAGCTGGTTAAGGAACCTAGTACGTTGTTTCTCTTTGTCAAATTTAAATAAGGCTTTTAGTCTGCCAGTAATAAAGACAGACAAAGCGGCAAGTGCTGTTAGGGATTCGTAATACCCCGACAACGGAGCTCCGTCAATGTTTACATCCAGCGTTTGGCAAACAGCCAGAACGGGAAAAGACAGGAGTAAGACTAAAAAGAAAATCAGTTTTTTCATATCAATTAGTATTGATTTATATAAAGTAGATCATGCCAAAATGGTATCGAAAACCGTGACATTAACAAGGCCATCATATCCTGACGTCTTGGAAACATCCGTTTCAGCCGCCTTGCTTGCATGTTCCCTGTTTTGAGCAATAACCAGCATCTTTTTTGAACGCTGGATCCTATTCCGGGACTGGTTTAAGTCCACCCAATAAATAACTTCAACCAGAAAATAGATATTAGGTTTTTTCTTTAATTTGAGTGCCATCAGTGCCTTTTATTTCCGTCATCCAAACGATTTGTAAACTTAGCCATACGACGATCACCAAACCACCAAGAAACGACTGAGAAAGTCATGTAAATAATCTGATCAATATAGCTGCCGATTTCAAGGGCCGTTACCATGGTTGTATTTTGCTGTATAATCTCATAATTCTGATATCCCATATATCCAACCATGAGAATTAAAACGATGGTTACACCCGGACGAATTGCGGCCCGAACGACGTCAACCAAACCTAAAAGAAAGGTTATCAGTGCTCCGAATGGCATTGTCCAAGGAGAATCGAAAAGTTTCGCGATTAACTCAGACGGTGCCGCTGTCTGATTTCCGTATTTCTGACTGAGAGCGTAAATATCTGCATCGGCCTTTTCGCGGGATATATTTGCCTGTATTTGTACCGACTGGATTTGTAACTCATTCTCAACCCTTTTCTCATCAATACGGGCCTTTATGAGTTCGATCTCATGTTTGTTTTTTTGCTTCTGTGTGAAGAGATTGAAAATGTTAGTGGCAAGGGATCCCAAGAGTCCGGTCCCGGTGCCTAATAATGCGCTTAAGATCATCGGATTCGTAAATTAAAGTTATTACCGGCCATAACTCGCATAAATTGATCGAATGTTGATCTGCTATTCGTCACGGCTAATTGATTTTTCATAATTACAGGCCTGTATCCCAAAAGGATGCATCCGAGAGAATTTGTAATAAAACCCTTTAGACGGTCCCCAGCCCAATTCCCCCAATGAGTGAGTATTCCGGATCGGCCTTCAACATTAGTAACGATATAAACCTTTCCAAACTTTTTAGATGAATACAGCTCACAAAAGTAATCCCCCGTTTTGATACAGGAGAGTCCCCGGGCATTTTCCCGCCAAGGCAATTCCATGTCATAACAAGACCAATTGACATCCGGAATAGTGATAATCCCTAAGGTGCCCTGATCTCCCTGATGAAGTCGATTCAGAAAATTATCCACCAGTATTGTTTTTGTGTTCCAAAATCTTTTTTATATCGGCCAATTGACTCATCATGTTTTCGTATTGATTTTTGACGAGCTCGGTGTTTGCCTTTTTCTCGTCCAATTTTTCAATATCTTCTTTCATTGTCTTCATACCTGTTTCCATAACTGTTATCCTTACGTTAAACCCTTCAAGTTTTGTGTTTGTTCTGGTTCTGTGGGATATGATTGCAATAGTAACAGAGACAATGACGGCAACGAATGTGCCAATAGCCGCCCAGTCTAATTCGGTACTCGGATTTGTCATTCCGGAAAAGGTTAAAGGGGTATTTTTTTAGTCGGGCTGTTCTTCCTCTATTCTGAGATTGGATTTAGGAGAGGGATTATCTGTTTTTAGATCCCCTTCGACGTGCATAGCCCGATCAGATTCCTTTATGATTTTCTCAGCAAGTGAGAATATTCTTTGAGTAATTTGTTTTTTTTCATCCGCCTTGCTTACGTTTTCTTTGAGGAGGTTAAACTCCACATCCTCGAAAAGGTAATCTCGTTCATAGTCGGTATCTGGCCGGACCATTAAAACGCCGGCCGGGTTTTGAAGGAAGACGGGCCCCATAAGATCCTCCTCTTCTTTATCAAATTCGACTTTCTCGAGAATAGCGTTTGCAATACGCTGAACGAACATACTCTCTTTTTCTGGTAAAAATGATGCAATTACCAAACGCTCTGATAGTTTTAAACTAAGTGTTTTCATATTGATATTTATTATAAAGTAGAGAACTAAATCGGCCTCGGGACATCCCCAAAATGAACATATACGGTATCACCGTAACCAACAGAGAAAGGCAAAGATTTCGTAACGGACCAATAAGCAGATCCACTATATGTTGTTATCCTTGCCGTTGTTGGCGGAGGCGTCGTATTATTAGAGTTCCAAGAAACCCAAGTGCCAGAAGCATTATCGTAGTAATAATACGTTGATCCTTTGGAAATATACATCCAACAGGTCAGCGGATTAAAGTTTCCATCCCCCGTTGTGTCAATACCCACATAAATTGCAACAGTCTGAGCACTTAAATTGATTGCAGAGCTGGGACCTTTGTAACTGGTGTAAGTTGTATATGGAAGGTTTGGAGTCATTGCAAAATTCAAGGTTGGCAAAGTCGCCCAATTTAATGAGACACTATACGAATAACTTTCGCCGTTAAAATAAGCCAGTTGAGCATATGACGAGTTGAGGAACACAATTTTAGCGTACACCGTCCAAGACGATGAATGACTGCCAAGACTGAGCATGTACTGAAGAAACAGGCTTTGAGTGCCATAACTTGCCGATTGGAGATCGGACAAAGCCCTCCCTAATAACGTGGTGCCGTTCGTATCGTAAATTTCCAAAGCAACATATTTCGCCCCGGCTGCATACCAGTTGATTTCACCCATTCTTAACGTGCAACTGATATCAACCTGAGTGTCCCCGGGATAAACCGTTCGCGATGTAACTTTTGAGAGAACTGCAGCCGGCAAGGCATTGTGATTGTATCCAATCATGTTACCTGTTTTACCAATAGTATTATTTGTAAAAGTTATTTGACCTCCCGAGAATGCAACATCAAACGGAGAAAACCCGCTCCACTTGTTAACGTTATTACTGTTATCCAATGCAGCAATTCCTGTCGTTGACTCCCCAAGGACGGACTTAACTCTCGTCGTAGTATAATTCGTGCCTCCAACGGTCCCGTCACCGTTGGCTGTTAAGTCACACGTATTTGAAGCCCGGGCCACTATGTCAGCCTCGGAAAAACCGGCGTATGTATGAATTAAGAAAGGCGTGCTCATTATATTAAGTTTAACGTCATTTCAATACGCTGAAGTCTTGAATAGGCATCAAGTAACTGTTTTTTAAGCGTTTTACGCTCTTTGTCAGCCTTTTTTCTCTTTTTTTCATGGTACTGCCACCCAGCAACCAGTGGAGCTATAAACTCCTCTTTAGCAAGGTGATAATACAAAGAGAATCCTAGTTTCACGGCCCCGGGCATAAACTCATTTACCTCCTGAGCAATGAATGAATAGTGTATTTGAGACCTGTCAGCCCCCTGAACCTCAACAGCCAGCTCGTTCCAATGGAATGCAATAGGACGCCCGGACCTTAAAGGAATCAATAGATCGACCTCAACCTCATCTTTAAGTCTTCCGTCTGACGTAGTGGCTGTTGTGAATGCAGTGATTTCACCTGTGGCATCGATGGCCCCAGCAACAAACATCCCGGCCGAAACATGCAACTCATTTGATGCATCTTTTGTAAGCGATATTCCATTGATGTTAACGGTTGTAGCCGTCACAGTTGCAATTGTGAAAACACCTCCGACACTAATACTCGCAACCCCACCGGATCCGCTTGCTCTGAATATCCATCCCCGTGTTGAGGAGTTATACATATTGAAATACATCGCCCAATCACCTGTAACAGAACCATGTGTCCCATAAGTTGAGTTCGACGTACTTAAAAATTGAATACCGTATGTCGCTGCGTTAGCCGCATTCGAATAGAGTGATAATCCCGTTGTTGTATCGTTTCCAGCTGTTTGAGCAACGACCAAAGCGCCTCCGACTCCGCAAGTTATATCGCCACCGGCGGTTATGTTCGATGTTGCCCCGATATTATTTCCCAGCAAATCAACAGTTGATAAATTAAAGTTTCCGGAATGGAATATTTTTTTCCAAGTCCACCAATTATCAGTTGTATCTCGAAGGGAACGAAACCAAATATCAGAAGCCGGACTCGTCCAACTAACGCCAATCTCCGCCATTCCCCCCGCGCCTTGTCCAAATCCTAAAACAGACCAATAGGCCGCTGGTGTTGAATCTCCAAGAGTTGAATTATTGACATTATAGGTATAAATGCCAGTTGCATGAACGGCTCTAAGCGTTTCGGCAGCCAAATCCCCTTTTGATCCTATAACAGAATGATTATGAGAATCGTCAACAACGGACACCGTCAGCGTTCCGGCTCCCGGACCTGAAAAACTTATATTTCCTGTTGCATCACCTCCGAGAGTGATGGTCCGGACCGCGTTCCAAGCGGATGATGACACGGCATTTGCATTAATCCCAAGATATTTCGAACTAAGTAAAGTCCCTCCCTCAGAGATCCAACCGGCCGCTGTTATGTTATTAGCCGAAAAACTCGTTGCGGCATTGTTAAAGTTTCCGGCATGATATACCTCGTATTGAGTCACGGTTCCGCCTGCGTAAAGTTTTCCACCCACAACGGTTCCGCCGTTGACGGCCTGATCGAGATCTATTTGGGCCCCCGTTGTTACTAAGCTGGCAAAATTGGAAACGCCTCCCGGATCTGTTGCATCCGGAATGAAATCCCTCAAATTCCATCCTGACAAAGTCATATTATCCCCCAAGAGGGCCACTGTAAGTGTATTTGTTGCCCCGTCAATATAAATCTGCAACATTGCTCCGTCATAGGTTCCCCCCTTTTTTATTCTTATGTATCTCACCGGAGTTCCCCCGTAATAAGAATGATGTAACAGGGTTAAAGCAGTTCCAGCTCCAAAATGATGACTTGCATAAAATACGAGTGTTTGATGATTTCCAGAGGATGTATCTCTAACGGCAAAACGACCGATCGCCCGATCGCCAAGATTGACCGCGATAGTGTACCAACCGACCGCCAAGTTTGAGGCATGAGAGAAAGAGCTCGTTAATCCTGTTGTCGTTAAATATTTTGCATCGGTTTCAGCCTCGGTATAATAACGCCCATCATGAATATGTGAGTCATCTACAACCTGAGCGGAAAGCGTCACGTTCGCGGATCCATCCATCACAACATTACCAGTGAGATCCCCTCCAAGTGTTATGGTCCGAGCCGTGGCCCATTTGGATGCACTGACAGCGTTTGCACTAATTCCAAGAAAACGTGCATCGCTTTCTGTTTCCGTGTAGTATCTGGTGTCGTGGGTGTGAGAATCATTTGCTACAACTACCGTTATATTTACATTGGCAGATCCATCAATAGACGTACTCCCGGAGGCGTCGCCAATGAGCGTTATAGTGCGAGCCGTCAACCATTTTGAGGCAGTTAAGGCCGTACCACCAAGAGCCAGATAAACTCCGTCGTGATTGTGATTTCCTTCCGATACCGTCCCGGCAGTGGTTCCGAATGCCTTATTGAATGCCGAATTTTTAGAAAACGCCGGTTCATATGTCTCGTTCTTAAATGACCAAGCCGTCCCGTTATAATAAGCGTATCCAGTGGACTTTGTTATTAATGGCTCTTTCCCTGCCAATGCAGTATTGAGTCCGCTGACATTATCCATGTGAACGACAGCCGAACCAGATGTCTGCATGTCGGTTTTTGTATAATAATTAGTTAAGTCAACAGCTCCGCCGTCAAGCTCGAGAGCGTGGGTTGTGGGATTTATTATCAGACCGGCACCAATTAATAACTCAATTACTGAGGATGAAGGCTTATTTAATGGATAATTGACAGTTAAGGCCGCGAATATGTCGGATGATACAGCCCCGGCAACGTAGGCCCAAACATCCTCATCCGCTTCAATTCGGCCATGAACAAATAAGTTTCCGGTTATGTCCATGTCAACATCCGCTTTCAGCATTGAATTGTCAGGATCATACCAAAAATGAAGAATCCGGGTTGTCGGGTTTGTCGTGGATGTCTTTGCATCCGTGGCCACCTGTAACGTGTCTTTCAGCCTTGTAGAAATTTCCTTTTGCCAGATCTCTTCTTTATAATTCGATATTTCCGCCTTTACCTGATATTCGCTGTTAACAGGCAATTCAATTCCAACAATTCGAATCTGTTTATTAACGCCCGCCGGCGTGTCAATCACTCCGACAACATGGCCGATGTCAAGAGTTATTGCATTATTCCGTAAATACCTCGGATCGAGTTCAAGGCCATACTTAACGCGAAGTTGTGAATAAATATCTAACCACTTTTGAGTTGTATTTTTCAGGTCCAACTCTGCAGCGTCAATATAAGCCTGAGGCATTTTAATATCGATGAGAGTAAAAATATCACCGATTTGCGGATAGAATACAGCCCCGGGCATCACAACATCCCCCTCCTGAATAACAGACTTCACGGTTATCGTCTTTGTGCTGTCATTATACATAGAAATTTCGAGAGGGATATTCATCAAATCACCAGTCAGGAAAACAACTTTTGCTGTAACCCCGGATAACAGGTAACTATTCAAATCAAAATCAATGGCAGGGCATGAGAAAGATAGATGATCGACAGAAACGCCTGAAACGCTTCCCTCAAAATGAGGATATATGTCCTCAAACGTCACAATCTTTTCGACAATACGACTGTATTCACTAGTGTTCTGAAGATACCGCGTTGTGTCTGGATTTTCAAAAACAAGTTGATTTTCACCATTCCTGTATGAATAATCAAGGTTTCGACTCGATCCAAATCCATAGACGCGGGTAACCGTATTCGAGTCATCCACATTGGAACGTTTTAACTGGTATAAACCCTTACCTTTACCGCGTTCAAAACTTAACGCCGTGGCCGTTTCAACCCGTTCCGGGAAATTTATCGTTTTGCCGTCAACATCAAATTCAGCCGAAAATTTAGTTGCAAGGTCCGTTAGTACCTCCCTGCAACTTTGACTGTTATAGGTTAACGTCTTTCTGCCAGTCGCGTAAACGGTTCCTTTGGTCCATCCGGAATCGATAGTGTTTATGTTTGAAACGATCAAATCAACAAAATCCTCGAGCGTCCCGACGAGAGTAAATTGGCCTTTGCCGTTCAACATGATCTGTTTATCCAGTAGCCTGTAAATTGAACCCTCAAATTCAGCGGTATAACGTCGATCCTGTTCGTTTACGAATGACCAAACAGCCGGACGGTTAAGAGTATATTCCCGCCCCTGAAATGTAGTATAATCGCCAACCTGAAGGTCTAATATTCCCGGAACCGTCACATTCATAGTGATCTTATCCTCTCCCATTAAAGCCCTTTTGAGGATGGTTCTTTCGTCGGTTACCAAATCGTATATTTCAGATGCACCCCGATAAATTTTCATGGATTGGCCTCCCTTATCTTTAAGTTAAACGAAGCGATCAGCTGGCTCCCATTTTTTCGAATGGATGTAACAGTCAAACCGTCTCGAACATAAAAGGTGAATGTCGTATTATCTGAAAACGTGAATACCTTGGATCCCGGATTCGTCAATAACCTTTGAAATCTCTGCATTTTTGTAGTGAGATCTGAGAAACCAGACGCCTCAACAAAACCTTTTATTTCCATGTATTTTAATTTCCGGTACTGAGTAACGGGATAAAAGTCCGTTGTCTGTATCTCAATACGTTCAGGCAGATCAAACTGACCGGGCCTGTTTTCTATGTGAATCCCAAAATTCTGGAATAAACCATAGTCATCTATTTTGCTCCCGAGACTTCCAAGCGTTGCCGGTAACGTGGCCGTGAAGGCGACGTCCGGTTGATACATTGTGAATCGAATAGTTGATAATAATTCGTTCTTAAAAGTCTTAACGCTAATCGATCCCTTAACATAGACAGTAAAACTTCCAAATTGAGTTGCAAAAATAAAGGATCCGGATGTTATGGCACTCAGGAAAGTATTGACAGAGGAAATCAGTGCAGCATAGGTAGATCCCTTTATATGCCCCTCGAAATTGATTTCACGGCCCTTGAAAACAATATCTTCAGCGTCTAAAAATGTTTCCGTTTCATTACCCCAATCATGCTCCGTGTCACCGTCTCTAGGCGGGATGTCAAACATACCACTAACAGCATAATCAGAATCATCGATTGCGGATGGAATCACGCCGTAAGTTGAATAGATATCGTTACCATTGATTGAATAATTACTCATTTCGTTTAGTTTAATATCCGTTATCCCTGCGATTGGTTACAGTAACATTCAAAGCCCTCATGATTTCCAATATTTCGGCAAGGGCAGCGGTATTATTTGAAGTCGCTCCGGTATAAATAGCTATTTGCTCAAAATATGTTGAGTGGATCCTCATCACTTCCAGCTGGGCCCGGATGTCTAAACTGGTTCTATTCCATAATCCAACTAACTCTGTTCCGGTATCTTCAGTAATTGATTGCTGAACTTGACCGGTCAGAGTATTGGCTGAATCAGCCATGCCTTTTGTAAGGTCAATCCCTGCCTGAGCTGCGATCTGGACAAAAGCCTCCCATCCCTGTTGTGCATTAGCAATGATATTGTTAAATTCTTTTGAATACTTAGCGATATCTTCAGCTGAAATACCGTCGGCTATGTCTAATGCAAACTGCTGATTAAGGGCTTTAAATTGGGCCTCTAAAAATTGTATTTTGAATGCATTAATAAGAGCTTTCCGGATATTCGTTTCCAGCGAGTCAGCGAAATCTTGACTTGAATTATTCATGCTTTCGAACATCTGAGCAACGTCATCGGCCAATGCCTGCCATGTCGTACCTGTTAACGGCTCTTCAATCTGATCAACCAGTTCCTTTTGTTTAGCCATCAGCTCATCATACTGATCAAGAATCTTTTTAATTTCCTGATCCTTTCCGTGGAAATCATACCCCTCTCCCTGATTTTTTATCATCAGTTCATAAAATTTTCTGAGCTCTTCTATGTCCCCACCAAACCACTTCATGGTATCAGTGTCCTTTTGTCCAAATAGCCGTCCCAGCCATGTAGAAGCTTTTCGATCCCCGACAACAGTAAAACCTTTTGTTATCTGATCCTGAATCTCATGCATTGAATCGGTTACATCGCTCAGTAATTGGATGGTTCCGCTAATTTTTTCGGTTCCAACCATGGCATTAATGATGTCCGCCTGATGTTGAAGATTATAATTCTGCAGTTCGATGACAGAGTTAATCTTAGTCATCACTTGCTCGAATTGAGATGCAGTTTGAAGGGCCTCTCCGATCACCGTCCCAACCTGAGCTAGTCCCGCAACTATCTGGAAAGGATCCCCGCTGGAATATCCCATTAAAACGTTTCCAATGCCCTGACTCAATTCAGCGAGATTATTGATCCCATCGGCCAACTCTGAATTAAACGTCCCGGCAAAACGAGAGAGTTCGGAGGCGGCACCGGCGGCTTTGAAAAACCCATCTGCAAGTTTTTGGGCTCCCTCTTTGGAGTTACCCAGCTTACCTAAATTATTAATGAGGTCCCGAACATGTGAATTGATTTTATCAACCTCTAAGCCAAACGTTTTAAGCGTTGAATTATTCAGTTTAGTAGCCATTTGCTCCTCACGATCGATCGCGTCTAGTGCCCGATCAAATTCGGCCATTATTCTCTGTCGTTCAGAATCATCACCGGTTTGACCGAGAAGTTTATTTCTCGACTGCATAATGTCCAGTCTTTGCTGATTGAAATAAGTACGTATATCCTCTGTTGTGGTCATACGTACCGCCCCGGGAGCAATAGGCGTCATTTTTTGGCTCGTTTTTTCAATAGCGTCTGCAAGGTCATCCCATGCCTTTTTCTCGTTTTTTAGGAGCTGTAAGCGAATATTTAATATTTCATATTCTGCTTTGGATGCAGTTTCCATTTTAGTCTGGACGGCTTTTATTTCATCCTCTATCGCCTTATATGTCCGGATGGTTTCTTTTTCGGCACCACCCCCCCCGCCGTTTTCTGGTGGGGCTTTCTTTTGGAGCTCATCTAATGAAATACCTAAAATTTTGGCCAGTTCAGCTCGTCGTTCCATAATATCCTTTGCATACTTTTGGGCTCTCCCCTGCTCAGTAAGTAGGACGTTAACGGCTTTAATGACTTTTAATTCATCCTCTCCAATTCCAACAGCCTCTAAAGAAAGACCGTTACGCTGAAGCAATTGGTTAATAGCCTTTAATTGAAAATTGAGAAAATCCTTTTGTGTGGTTGATATCTGTAAACCGGCCTGATTCAAGAATGTGGCTGTACTTTCTCCAAATCGCTTAGAAACCTCCTCCAATGAAGTCCCGAGTTCAATAGAGCCATCAAGCAGGGCTTTCATGACATTGGCGTCATCCTCACTAACCTTTCCCAGCTGCATATAAGCGTTAACGAAAGACCGTTGGACCTGTACCCGCTTCTCGTCGGCCTCACGTTGCTTTGCGTCTGCTATTGCATTAAAAGCCTGAACACGCTGTAATTCTTTAGCCAAAACAATCTCATTAAGTTTTTGGTTATTAAACGCTACCAAAGCCTCCGTTGATACAACATAATTATCACCCTCCTTTTTTATTCCTTCAGCAATGTCGGGAGAGATTTCTTTGATACGTTCGAGAATCCTTTTTCTCTCATCTTCTTTCAGGTTACTCTTATTCAAAGAGAAAACTAAATTTTCGAGTTCGACACGTGTCCTTTCAATATCAGCCGCCTGACCTGTGAGCTCATCCGCTTTTGATAGAGCGATGTCGGCCAGTGATTCGAGTAAGTCAGGAACACCCGCATTTTGGATCCCTTTTACAATCGATGAACCCATACGCAACCCGAGAGCGATGTATTTATTGCCAATCCGCTTCCACATGTTTACGTCGGCTTCAGCCATATAATTGAAAGCCTTAGTTGTGGCCCCGGCAACATCACCCATCGCCCTTAAGTCTTCAGCGGCCATTTTAGCCTTATCACCAGTGGTTGCAAGTATAGCGTTAACCCCCTCAATTCGACCAACCATTTCCTTTAATTTCTGGTTCGATCCTCCCGACATATCCCGGAGTTTTTGCAATGCCTCTTGGAATGTCATTGTTTCTCCCCAGCCATCGCCAAGGTTATCATTAAGGGCTATCATCGCCTGACGTATTTGAGTAATCGCCATGCTCGTTGTCGTTCCCTGCTTGGTTAGTGTAGCTATCGCGGCCGAAACCTCGTCAAAAGATATTCCGAGCGCGGCCGCTAACGGTGCGACCTGACTAATAGAGGTTGCCATTTCTCCGAATGTCGTTTTACCTCTCTTAACCGTCTGAAAGAAGATGTCTGTAATATGTTCAGCGTCTTTTGCAGAATAACCCCATGCATTCATAACAGTGGTTAATGCATCGGCTGAAACCTTTACATCCGTCAATCCGGCAACTGCAGCTCTCGAAGCCTTATCTAATAATTCAAGACCGTCAGCCCCATCGTATCCGGCACTGACGACCTGATAATATGCCTTCGCCAACTCTTTAGCCCCATCCGGTCCCTCGGTTGACATTTTTATAATTGCATCGCTGATTCCGCTAAAATTTGCCTGTGTTGCGTCTGAGATGGTTTCAACTTCTTTCATTGCCATTTCAAACTCTCGGGCCATATCCCGGGAGGCACTAACGACTTTTCCGGCCGCGATTCCCATAGAAACTCCCAAGCCGGCAAAAATATCAAGTCCGGTTACCTGACGGCCAAGTTTTTTGAGAATACCCATTGCCTGAGCTCCCCCAGCCATTAATCCAGTATTATCTATTCCTGTTGCAAAGAATAAACTTCCATCCTGATTCTGAATTCCCATTTTAGTCAATTTTTATCCCCGGGATATTCCTAACAGCGTCCAACTCACTCCCAAGAGATTTTTTTTCGTCATTATCCGGATCCTGCATATAATTCAACTCTGAAAACATCGCGTTTAATCCCTGCCATGTCATTGACCAAAGGGTGAAATCAGGGGTAAACTGAAACGTTCGGGCCGCCATTGTTACAATTGCGAATGCGCTGATTCTTCCGTTATTATCAGCGCATTTTTTTTCCAAGTATTTAGGTTTTTCTGAAGGGCTATTAACTCCTCTTCGCTCGTCGGGCCCACCTTTGAAATTTTGATGGTAGAGTTGTAAAAATGTGTCGAACCCATGCGAAAAAGGATCGCATTCATAAGAATATGCACATCCTTCCATTCGCAATTTTCAATTAAGAAACTTTTAAACCAGTCCGGATAAGGAGTTTTTTTATTGTGGATACCTGTGCAAATAATATCCATAAGGAGTGGACCATACTTTGCGAATAGCTTCGGAGCTTCAGGATCAAACTTCCGATCTTTATTGGTCACCATTTTATTTAAATCCTCAGTGGATATCTTCATTAACATAGGGGTAATTCGGAAAACGGTCCCCACCTTAAGAGGTGTAATAACAATCTCAGTGATTGTTTTTTTGTCCGGGAGCATCGAATTATCCTTGCCAACAAACGGGAGCGATATTGGCCGGTCGGTCACTGCATCCGCCTCCGCTTGTAACAATTCGTTAATCAATTCGAGATCGATATTCTCCATTGTCTTTTCAATAAAATAGAAAACCCGACGTTAAACAACGCCGGGCACCGATCAAGATTCTTACGGAAGATAAAAAAACTTACAAAGACGAATCAAATGTAAGGATTTTAACAATATCTGTCAAGGCCATAATCTGGTTTTCTTCAACGTTACATTGCGCCCTGATAGCGGCTCTTTCATTACCAACCGGAGCCGGAATAAAATCACCTGTTTCAGTAAATCGAATATAATACCAGTCAGTTTGAGAAAGCAATACTTTTGCCCTGTTCCTTATTTCCATGATCCGCCGTTGTTGAGCTTCACTAACCGTTAATGTAATTACTTCGACGCCAAAAACAACCGTCTTTGTTTCAGCATCCCAAGCCGGATCCGAATACACCTGAAACCGTTGATCGATTAGCGGATATTCGAAAGGGTAATATCCTAAATTTTCCATGTCCTGACGTGTATAAAGTTCAGGATGTTTCACATTGACAGGATATTCAACCTCGGGTCGTGCTATCCCATTTTCCACAAAACAATACTTTCTCATAATAACGGACTTTTTTCATTTGCAATGTAAAACGTTCCATACAGACTCCCATCACCTGAGTAAAGATTCCAACCAGAATAACGATCGTCAGTTAACTGAGCTCCCACGTCCATTGCAGGTTTTCCGATTGAATCCAGCACACCGTCCACCCAAATTCCCCACTTGTTTTGAGTCCAAGAAAGAGAATAAACGATACGTGTTGGAGCAGTAGTGTACTGTTGAGCTGTTTCGATGGTTTTTGTGTATGTACTATGACCGCAACGGAGTGTAATACGGAGTGTAAAATCTGTTTTGATCGTTACGTTGATATAGTCACCATAATTAAATCCACCCCATTGGAAAAATGTAAATCCGGGATAATAAGCCCAAGTACTTTGAGGAACGTCCCACCAAAACGTAAAATCGCCTCCCGTCCAATAAGTATTTGCAAACAAACTGTCACTTGTGTTGTTTACATCCATCACATAGTCAGCCGTTAACCCTGCAACGGGATCGGATGGTCCTGTCTTATCGAAAATCAACTGAGATCCTTTATAAATTTTACCTATCTCAGTTGAACCGCGATATACCTTTGATATTTCTGAGCTTCCTCGATACAGTGTCATTACAATGGGATATAATAAGTAACATTATTATCATACGTTCCGAGAGCATCCCACGCGGCCTGTGTTCCCTGCCATTCGAAATCGGTCCAACTCGCATCCTGATCCGTTGAAGAGTTTTTCCTGATCATTTGCCCCGCCGTTCCTCCTGTTGGCAATCCGCTTCCGGATGGTCCCATTAAGTTAGCCTTTAGAATCCATGATCCAGATTCTTTATGATATAAATCGCCGGTTGTGTCATTCAAATACCAGTCCCCATCTACACCTAATCCGGCTGAAGGAGCACCGGCACCGTCTGACATATTAATTGAATTTACCCCGTCTGTTCCGTTAGCACCGGCCGGACCGGATGGCCCAACGGCACCGGTTAATAATATAAGGCCCATCCCGGAATATCCTGCGACTGTTGAGACGCTCGCTGTCGTTTGTATGGCCATAAGTCTTACCTTATCACCAGCGGCCAACGTAACAATGACAGCCCCGGACGCATCCCCCATAATTTCACCGACCACACGTTGATAGGCCGACGTTCTAGTTCCCGGGATTTCAGAAAAACCAGATCCGGAATCTTTTTCCAGATAAGCTAAAAATCCCGTTCGTGTACCGGAAGCCAATGCACCTCCAACACGAAAATCAATGAGGTATTGGCCTGCCTGAGAAACGGTTATTTCATCATTCAGAATAGATAAAATTCCACCGACGTTAACCGGTGCCGTGTCCAGATTGATAACAACGGCACTAGCTCCGATCGTCTGGCCACCGGTATTGTCAAAGAAATAACCGGCAGACATATCACCAGATTGAGGAGTTAACGAGTTAATAAAATCCTGTTCGGTTCCCGAGTTTCCAAGAGCTAACCAGATTTGATACGCTGAAAGGCCATCAGTACCATTAGTCCCATCAACTCCGTCAGCACCGGCCGGACCGGTTAATGAAGCTATGAAATCGGCCTCTGTTCCTACATTACC